CGGGGAATTCCGGATTCCGATGCCGGGCCATGTCTGTCAGGGAAATATAATCCTCTTCATTTCCAATGGTGGTAACAACGGCAATGTCGATACCATCGGCATGAATGATACTTTGCACTTTCTTGTTTGCCATAGAAGTCTCTCCTTTCTATCGCACGGAATTGGTTTTTCTTTCAATCCACGCTCCCCGTGCGGAAAGCGGCAGCTTTAGCAGTAGAACGTTGCAGAGCCGAAGAAGGAAGTCCACTTCTGAATGACCTCACCGCTTCTGGCTTCGATGATCATCATAATGTTGCGCAGAGTTTTGGCGGGAATCTGGGAATTGTTGTTGCACAGGTAGCAGCCACCAGCAGCGGTGATCCAGATCTTCGTGGCGTTGGCAGTGGGGGCACCCTGGGCGACATGGACGTGGACAGGCTCCAGGGGGTCATTTTCATTTGACCAGAAGTAGACCCAGTAGGAACCGATCTTAAAAACCTGCGGCACTGTCAAAGCCTCCCTCCTGGGCAAACCGGAGAATCAGATGAGCGGTGGAGCGGATAACCTCCTCATAGCGGGCCAATTCTTCCGCGGAAAGGCCAGAGATATCCTGCCATTGATAGCCCGGAAGAATGCAGGTGCCATAGTGGAAGCAGTCCTTTGCGTCGGGCTTTTCCACATAGACCTTCACGGTGCCGTCCGGACGCATTTCCGAGTGGACGATTTCCGCGGAATCATCCAGAGTCATAAAGGGATACATCATATGGGGTTCCTCCTTACATTCATTTGCTTATTTTTATCCAGGTTCCTAGAGAGAGCGCGGCGAGATCACCTCACAGAGCTGGTAAAAGCCACAGCTTTACCCAGAATGCGGACTTCGTTCATTTCTTCTTTTCGGTAAACAAGCGGGTCGTACAGGGGATTCTCCGGTTCCAGGATGATCCTGTCCGGCAGACGTTTGAATCGCTTGAGGGTGGCCTCGGTTTCAATCAGCACGGCGGCGATCTCGCCGTTTTCCACGGTGTCCTGCTGGCGGATGTAGACGATGTCGCCGTCGAAAATCCGGGCGTTAATCATGGAGTCTCCCTTGCAGGTCAGGGCGAAATCGGCGTGGATATTTGCGGGGATGTCCACCTGACCCTCAATGTGCTCTTCGGCCAGCACCGGTGCCCCGCAGGAGATGGTGCCCAGAAGGGGAATCTTCCGCATTTCCGGCATGGGGAGGATGTTGGAGGGGAGGGGGGTGGAAGGACGCTCTTCTGGTTGCCAGCCCAGAAGACTGGTAGTTGTCACACCAACAATATCGGCGATTTTTTCGAGCCGATCAAGGGGAATATTCGTAATCTTTCCGATTTCATACTTGTAGATCGTTTGTTTTGTAGTTCCACATTTTTTGCCAAGTTCTTCTTGCGTGAGACCAGCGGCTTCACGCGCAGCTCGAATTTTATCGCCGAGTGTCATTGTCAGCACCTCTTTCCTGATGTAACTTTATTATATCACTTATTTTTCTGAAATCAAGTAAAAAATGACTTGACAAGTCACTAAATTTGATGTATTATTCTGGTAACTCAATAAGTTACCAGAAAGGAGGTGCTGGAATGAATGCAGCGCGCCTAAAGGGCATCATTGCCGAAAACGGCCTTTCCCAGCGAGATGTTGCAAAAGCAATTGGTATGAGCGAGAAAACCTTCTATACCAAAATGAAGAAGGGAAAGTTTGGCATTGATGAGGCAGAAGCCATGATTCAGCTTCTGAAGATCGAAAACCCTGCTTCTATTTTTTTGACTTCGCAGTAACTTAAAAAGTTACTGCGGTTAAAGGGAGGTGAGAAAATGAAAGATTATCTATTCCCTAGAGGGTGCGATTCGGCGCGAGTAATCTCCGTCATTGAAACGCAGTCTGCACGCGGGTCTGGCGCGGCGGATCAACCGACACGGGTCGTCGTGGAATACTGGTCTTTGGCCGGGGAGAAACTGGCAGAGCGTGACACCTATTTGCAGGGGATGACTTCGGCTTCCTCGAAAGCAAGTTCTGATTCTACGTAATTCAGCATCCTACTGCGGCGTGTGCTGCAATGGAGAATCGGAGTGCCGAGCCGATTTCATGGACAGCGGGGATTCCTGCAAGAAATGGGAGGCGATGGACAATGCCAAAGAATGATTTCCTATCCCGGCAGAAGGAGCGGGAACACGCTGCCTTTGAAGGCGGTATCCGGGTGGGGCGGCAGCAGATGTGTGATTTCCTCACTCTGTCCCTCCGGGATCCGGAAGTGATGGGTAAGAATACCTTCTCCGGCAAACGGATTCTGAAGGTGCTGAACCGGATTGAGGAGCTGATGACGGAGTTTTCCCCGGCCTTTGAAAAGCACGACGAAGCCGACTATTACCAGGCCATGCTGGACAGGCTCCTTCGGGAGGCCTATGGCGATGAAATCCAAGACGGGTTCTACGGCTTCTCCGACCGATACGACGTGAAGAAATTCGACTATCAGACAGGGAAATGGAGGTGATTTTTTGAACTGGAAGTATGAGGCGATGGAAAAACTCAAGAGCTACAACGCAAAGAAGCAGGCCTTACGCAGTATTCCGGAGGAAATCGCCCGGCTGGAATCTGAGATGCAGAGCATCCGCAGTGCCACGTCGGACGGTACGCCGGTCTCAGGCGGCGGTTCCGGCAGGGAGGACAGGTATCTTTCCAACATCGTCCACCGAGAAGAGCTGTCACGTTCGCTGGAGCAGGCGAAAGTGTGGGTCAGCCTGGTAGACGCGGGGCTGGCGATTCTCAGCCAAGAAGAGCGGCTCGTCCTGGACAGATTCTACATAAACCCGGCCAGGGGCAATGTTGACCGGCTGTGCGGGGAGATGGGGATTGAGAAGTCACAGGTTTACGCACGGAAGGATTCTGCCCTTCATCACTTCACAATCAGCCTGTACGGATGCACTGAAATTTGAAAACCGGGAAAAAACCGGAAGACTTTTCAATTTGGATGTGCTATACTGGTAAAAACGAAAAAAGCGAGAGGCCAGGGAATTATCCTTGGCCTCTTTGCTATGCTGTTTGTTATCTTTCCGATACATGCAGTTTTGCGCGCAAACCCTCCTGAAGAACCTGAGAGAAATTAACACCAGATTTTTCCGCCAAATCACACAACCAGGATGGAAGCGTGACATTCTTTCGGACAGTGCGCATGTCGTTGGCTCTTCGATAGGCATCAAAGTCAATGTCTACAAGGGTTACAAGGTTCCCCCTATCGCAATGGGGGGTGAGAGTAGATGGAGCTGGGATAGGCTTATGGTCGTCCTGCTGGCAGATTCCCCAGAGTCCGATCGCGTCCCTGGCCATATCGATACATTCGGCTACGGTTTCACCCTGAGTGCCGATATTGAGGTCTGGAACGTCTACGGAATATCCGCCTTCTTTTTCCGGATGAAGAATGATTGGATAGATTGCTTTAGCCATATTAGAACCTCCTGTTATGGGTGGCAAGGGGCTTATTTCAGCCCCTGCCGTCGGATGATGGATTTTGCAAGCTGCTCTTTGATTTCCGAGTGCCGGGGAATCGGTTCAGAGCGTTCGCCATTTGTGTAAATATCATGGTTCGCGCCGTTGCGTTGTAACCACCAGCCGTTGGATTCCAAGAGCTTTATGAGGTCTTTGCGCTTCATACGCTTCACTCCTTACGGTATATATTATACGCACTCAATGCGCATTTGTCAAGCAGGAAAATGAAAAAAGATACATAAAAGTCAAGAGAGGTGGTGACGGGTGGCAAATGAACGGAACATTATTCCCAACTCCGAAAGAACTCCGGAAGAGCGGCGAGAAATTGCCAGAGCTGGTGGAATTGCCTCCGGAGCTGCCCGCCGTCGAAAGCGGAGCCTGAAACAGGCGGCTGATCTGTACCTGTCCTTGCCGGTAACAGACAGGCGGGTGTGGAACAAAATCGCCCGGGACGGGGTGGAACCGGAGGATATCGACAATCAGATGGCCATGATCGTTGGACTGACAGAGGCAGCGGTTCAGGGAGATGCCAGGTGTGCCAAGGTGCTGGTTGACCTGCTTGGGGATTCCACCGGGGAAGAAAGCACACCGGATGACGGGTTCATGGACGCACTGCGAGAAGAGGCGGGACAGATATGGCAGGAGGATTAAAACAGGCGGCATTTCGGTTTCAGCCCTTTTCCCGGAAGCAGAAGCAGATACTCACCTGGTGGCTCCCGGAATCCGGTGTATCAGACGCAGACGGAATCATAGCAGATGGAGCCATCCGGTCAGGGAAAACCGTGTGTATGTCGCTGGCCTTCGTCCAATGGTCGATGCACAGCTTTAGTGGCCAGAATTTCGGCATGTGCGGCAAGACCGTGGGCAGCTTCCGCCGGAATGTGCTGTCTGTGCTCAAGCAGATGCTTCCGGCAAGAGGGTATACCATTCACGACCGGCGAACGGACAACCTGGTAGTTATCTCCCGGGGAAGTACCGAGAATTATTACTACATCTTCGGCGGCAAGGACGAAGGCTCTCAGGATCTGGTGCAGGGTATCACCCTGGCCGGGATTCTGCTGGACGAAATCGCCCCGATGCCGGAAAGCTTCGTTAATCAGGCCACGGGCCGCTGCTCTGTGGATGGCTCCAAGTTCTGGTGCAACTGCAACCCGGCAGGGCCAGAGCATTGGTTCAAGAAGCAGTGGATTGATGAGCAGAAGAAGCGAAACCTTCTGTACCTCCACTTCACTATGGAGGATAACCTGAGCCTGTCGGAGCAGATACGAGCCAGATATCGGGCGATGTACACCGGCATTTTCTACCGGCGGTATATCCTGGGGCAGTGGTGCCTTGCGGAAGGGCTGGTGTATGAGTTCGACCCGGAGAAGCACGTCACGGAAGATTTGCCGGAATGGGGCGAGTGGTACATCTCCTGTGACTACGGAACTCTGAACCCCTTCTCCGCTGGCCTGTGGTGCGTCAGAGACGGCGTTGCCGTCCGGGTGGCGGAGTTCTATCACTCTGGGCGGGAACGGCAGCACCAGCTCACGGATGAGGAATACTACCGGGAAATTGAAAAGCTGGCCGGTGACAGGGGTATCCGACACGTTGTGGTTGACCCGTCAGCGGCTTCTTTTATTACCTGCATTCGTTCTCACGGGCGTTTCTCTGTCCGGAAAGCGAAGAATGATGTCATGTATGGTATCCGGTTGACGGCCATGATGCTTCAGGCCGGAGTTATCAAAATCGGCGCGGACTGCAAGGACGCCATTCGGGAATTCGGACTGTACCACTGGGACGATAAGGGCGAGGTGGACAAGCCGGTGAAGGAAAACGACCATGCCATGGATGATATTCGGTATTTCTGTGCCACAGTCATGCGCAGAAACCGGCAGGCACGGCAGATCATCGGAGGGATTTGCGATGAGGAAACGGATTCGTAAATGGATCATAGACAGGGCACCAATCTGGGCAAAGGCTTCCTTGCAGGCGGAAAACGCACGGCTGGAAGCGGAAATTGCCGGACTCCGGGCGGAGCTTGCCCGGAAGGATGCCTATATTCAGGGTCTGCAATACGCTGTCCGGGCAATCCGGAAAATCACAATCAACACGGCAGGTGAAAAAGTATGAACTACTTTGCATTGGATTTGGAAACGGCCTTTCGCGCCGTGGATATCACGACCCCGGAAATGAAGCGGGCGATTCAGATGTGGTACAGTATGTACTACGAAAATACGCCATCGGAAGATTTTGACCCCTGTCAGCGGATTCCCTATACCATCGTCAACAAGCTGACAAAGACGGCTTTTTCGGAATATACCGCTACCAGCCGGGACGCATTCACACAAGCAGTCCTGGAGGCTGTGGACAGGAAAAAGCAGACGGCCATGCACCGGGCACTCATCGGCGGGGAAA